ATGAGAACCCACCTAGTATCATCAGTTACCCACGTTGACGTAACATTTACAGCCGTATTGTCAACGCTTCCCTGACTAGCCCGACATTCAAAGTAATAATACTCGTCTGATGCCGTAAGATCTTTTGCTTCGGCGGCTAGGGCGGCATTAAGGGAAGTGTAGGCATTTTCCCATGATGTTCCGTTATTAAGCCCTGTGGCATCTGGATCTACATATACTGTTACTTTAGTCGCCATAGTTTATCCTTAATTAAGCACCCTCACCTGAACCCATCCCAGGGAAGTGAAATGTGAAGTGTAAAGGGTCCAGCCCTGGGCATCGAGAGCTCCCTCGGTTGCGGCAGTTTTGTAGTAAATCGTTCCTGGCGTACCGCTTCCTGTCCTGTAGTAGTCATACTCAATGACAAGCTCTTTAGCTCCTGTTTGAACTTTGTTTGAAATTCCTTCTTCACTATCCAAAACAGTTAGAATCTCGGTGTCCCCTGATCCAGAAGCAGTAGCGGTCCCACTCCAGTTAGAAAAATCATCAGCATAATCATCCAATCCAGTATCTATGTTGTCATGCCCCCAGCACCTTGTTCCTACATCGGGAATGGCTGATGAACTCGATGAAGAAGAGCTCTCGCTCGATGATGAGGAAGATGAAGAGCTTGAAATCGAAGAACTGGAACTCGAACTGCTTTCACTTGAAGAGCTGGAGCTTAAAGAACTCGAACTTGAAGAACTCGATTCAGAGGATGAAGAGCTCGATAGTGAAGAACTGGAGCTCGATGAACTGATCGAGCTCGAAGAGGACGAACTCGAAATCGAAGAGCTGGAAGAAGAAGAGCTTGAACTAATCGAGCTTGAAGAGGACGAGCTTGAAATCGAAGAACTGGAACTCGAAGAACTAATACTCGATGATGAAGATGAGCTCGACTCTGATGAGCTGGAGCTGGAAGAGCTCTCGCTTGATGATGAGGAAGAGCTCGACTCCGATGAACTGGAGCTGGAAGATGAGGAACTAATAGAACTGGAAGAAGAAGAGCTCGAAATCGAAGAGCTTGAACTGGAAGAGCTAATACTCGATGATGAGGACGAGCTCGACTCTGATGAACTGGATGAGGACGAACTGGAACTAATAGAGCTCGATGAGCTTGACGAGCTAATGCTCGATGATGAAGAAGAGCTCGACTCTGATGAACTGGAACTGGAAATCGAAGATGATGAACTTGAAGAACTAAGAGAAGAGCTGGAACTTGAACTGCTCTCACTCGATGAACTTGAACTGATCGAACTCGAAGAGGAAGAGCTTGAAATTGAAGAACTGGAACTGGAGCTCGAAAGCGAAGATGAGGATGAACTTGAACTGATCGAGCTCGAAGAGGAAGAGCTTGAAATCGAAGAACTGGATGAGGACGAACTAACCGAACTCGATGAGGATGAACTCGAAATCGAAGAACTGGAAGAGGATGAACTGGAACTGATTGAACTCGAAGAGGATGAACTCGAAATCGAAGAACTGGAGCTGGAGCTCGATGAATATCCAGAGGATGAGGATTCACTCGAAGATGAGTAGTCCCATTCTACCCTGTTCGCTATAACAAAATCGGCGAATATATTAGCGGTGAATGATCCAATACCTGCAAAAACACCAAAATAATACGAAGTGGGCTGGTGGTCTAACGCCGATCCTGTTAAAGACCCCTGATCTTCCGTTACTCCGTTTATTCTCCATTCCCAGGTTTCATCGCTTAAATCCCATTTTGCTTCAATTCTATATAACTGGTCTGTGGTTATGGCTGGACCGACATAATAGTTTAAGGTCCAATCATCCTTAAAAAAAGCGGTAAGCCTATACACTCCCGAACTGTACCAAACATATATGCCAAAAACGGACGTACCTTCATCATAGGTAGAGAAAAGCAAAAAGCGATCATCATCAGAGTTCCAGCTAGCACTCTGTATGATAAAATCCATTCTGACATAATGGGTCTGTTCGGTATTTCCCCCCTGACCAGAAAATGTTGGTGGTGTATAAATGTACGCACCACCAGAGGTTTGTACCCTCGCAAATCTACAACATTCACTCCCCCACTCATCAGGAGCACCAGTAACAAGAGAAGCATCGTAGTTTGGATCAACAATGTTTGTACCATCCGCATAACTTGTCCAAAATGTTTCATCGTAGTCTGTAGCATCTTCAAAATACTCCCGAATAAACCAGGAAGCGATTGAAGAGCTGGATTCCGAAGAAGATGAGGACGAAGAGGAAGAGGAAGAGCTAAGAGAACTCGAACTTGAACTCATCGAGCTCGATGAACTTGACTCCGAAGATTCTTCCCAAGCCGCCGCACACATGGCAACATCATCAGAGCCACCGTAGGTGAATTGATGCGTAGTGTTTCCTGTTCCGCTTTTTATCTCATACTGACTAGCTGAACTCCAGTTTGGACCATCATACGCATAAATTTGCGTATGGGAATATGCGGTAGGGGTGTCTTTATAACCACTTGCATTACCTGACATTACAGCCGATCCATCAGGAACGCTATTTAGCGTTACCGATGGAGTAGAACTATCAGTAGTAGTCCCACCCGAAGCGAACAATACAGCCTTTGTCGATCCCTGAAAGGTTTGAGCATGAATACCAATATCATCCGCATTGGTATTAGGGACACTAATATCGTATGCCGTTCCAGTAGGGGGATCTAGCATGTACCATAATTCAGAAGAAACTTCGTTACCAGCTATCCTCGTAGTTCCAGCCTGTTGCATCGGAACGCTGTTAAACGAAGGAGCCCCCCCTGCCCTCTGTGCATTATTGTTGGACCATATAAAAAGGGCTAGTATCCTTGTGTTCGCAAAACAGTTAAAAGCCTGAACAAGAGGATCGCTGTTGCTCGGTCCTGACGTAACTTTGTTAGTCGTAGCGGTAAAAGCCACTTTATTCTCCTACTACTTTAATTGCATCCCCGATTGCTTTCTCACAAAAATAATCTCGGCAAACAATGGGACGATTATCGTAAATCACACAAAGCCCTGTTTCTTCATCCAGGTAATTGCAAGGGATGGGGATCCTTATACAAAGGACCCTTTTCCCCCCGATTACCTTCTGCATGGGATCAAAATTATGGTAGTTATAGTATCTAACCAGCTCTAGCGGATCGCCTTTATCCAGGTCAATGCCCTCAAAAGCGATAAACGGTGATTTGCAACAACCACCGCATTTCTTACACTTCGGCTTTATTTCCATGAGGTCCTTCCATAAAAAAACCCCTGATACTAATATCAAGGGTTTTTTGTAGCTTTTTTATTAGGCTATTTTAGGGCAATTAAAATTCTACAATCGCCTTTATCCAGTTATCAGGGTGAAAGTGCTCCCTGGCTCGGTTTTTCGATGCTTCTCCTTTATGCTGAACTATCTTCGCATCAAGCGAAACAATAGTATCCACATACTCCTGGAAGCTCTCGCATAACCAGCCTGTTTCCTCGGTTATTCTGTCTTTCGCTCCCCACCTGGGATCCGCAAGACAGGGTAGCCCGATTGCCATAGCTTCAACTATAGTCCTCGGTCCCTGGTCCGAATAACCTTCGGGAAGTCTATACCAGTAGCACGTTCCCTTTTTCAGAAATTCTATCACAGGGATCTGGCTGAAATATAAATTAGCCACCTTGTGCATATCTCTCAAAAAAGTAGGTCCTGGCATATAAGAAAACAGAGTTGTAGGGCTTTTCTCTCTGATCGCTTCTATTATTTCATTCTCATCGTGAGCGTATTTTTTGTCCCCCTGGGAGCTATGCCGTACCATGTGAAGTGTTCTATTGTAGGTAATCTCTCCCTGGTTGAGAAATTCATCTATATCTACTGCTGGGGGAAGCACGAAAGTATTAACCCCTGGGACGGACCCTAGATAATCCGCTTCCATTTGACTACAAAGAAATCCGTAAAGGTCCCAGGTTTTAGCCCATTCCGCTTTAGCCGCACCGCCAATCTTGTAATTGAGCATCATAACTTTCTTTTCGGCGGTTATGTGCTCAAATATAGCATACTCTTCCTTTTGAAAACTATAGACGGTATCGTTGGCATAGAGCATAAATATCTCGCAAGGATCCGTAAGGCGGTTTGTAATTTCTACCCCTGGAATGTTGGCTCTAAAGGTAGAGCACACTTGCTTGGAAGGGACAAACTGAACGTGATAACCCTTCTTTTGCATAGCTCGCATTATCCAGGTCATAGACTTTTCGCCGCCTATATAGTTATGTGCGTTCCCGAACATCTTAAAGATCGGTTTATCCCATACCAGCGTTTGTTTACTGCTGGTTTCCTTGGGGGTAAAGGTTACTTGTAAAGTAGCTGGCTTCTCGATTGGCGTAAGAGCCCCATTTTTATAGTAAGATTCAATGCCCTTGATAACATCCTCTGGCTGAATTAACGCTATGCACTTAGCGTATCTTTCCCCATTAATTTTTACGTTATTGGAACAACTATTAATCCCCTTCTTCCAGCATCCGTAAATGTACCGAAGGGTAGGATTTATCGGATCGTAATCAGGGCATAGTTGTTTACTGTAAAAAAGATCCTGGGGGATCTTACCGTTGACTATTGAACAATGCTTCTCTTTCTTCTTTAAGGCGATAGCTTCATGGTAATGCTTGCAGTTTTCACAATGGTTTTTACACCGTAACGTCCCCTGGTTAGTGAGATACACATGATCGTTATAGTTCTCGTAGGATCTTGGCTCCCTCGCCCCTGCTACCACCACACAAGCCTTATCAAAAGCCGCCGCTAAGTGCATTTGCATGGAGATAAGCCCCACCGATCCATCACAATGATAAAAAAGGCTGAACAGATCTCTAAGCCCTGTTTCTGGATCCTGGGTTTTGCCAAGGAGATTTATGACGTTTTTCCCTTCCAGGGGCTTGTGGTGATGGTCTATTTTTAACTCCCCTACCTGGACAAATGTGATCCAGGGAAGGGCATCGACAACTTTCTGCCAGCGTTCTTGCACCCACCATTTAGTTGTAAAATCATCTTTCCCCCCAGCTACTATTATCCAGTATCTTCCATCTATCCATCGTTGATTCTTTTCTGCATCGGACAAATGAAGATCTGGCTTTATATGTCCCTGGTTAATGGGGAGATTTATGTTTTGCTCCAGGGAAAGCCTGAATCCATTGGCATAGTGGAGCCCACTCGTGTTAGATCCGTTTGTCGCTTTCAGGGGACCTAAATTGCAAGAAATATCATATTCCTCGAAATCGCTCAAATAGGGGTTATGGTCCCAAACATGAGCACATTTCGTCTTTACACGCACCAAAAACCTATCCGCATACTGCTTCTTAAAGTCCCTGACAACGCAAGTCATCATCAAAATATCGCCCAGGGCATTACCGTTTCTAAGTTCTACCTTTATTAGATCCATTTCCCAGGCTCCAGGGCTTCCTCTTCTGGTGGACCACCCTCTATCGGCGGTGGCTCTGGCGGCGTGTAGTTCCTTTCTACTGGAGCGTGAATTATCTTGTTCTCCTTAACCCCCCCCTTCTTCATATCACCTTTTATATGCTCCATAGAGGGGATCATTTCATTTACAGGGAAATGATTGGTAGTCCAATAGTGTTTTAAAGTTTCTCCTTCCATCCAATGAACAGTAACCATAGCCCTGTTACTTTCTACAGCCCTTTTCAGAATATCTCTCAATTCCCTGGGGACCTGGACCTTCCCACCTTCTTGGACCGCCTTCGCCACCTGTTGCTCAATATCTGGCGGCTGTGCCATTTGAATCTTCGGTCTATTCCAGGGGGTAATAATCGCTTCTAAGATTAAATCTGGATCTGGATCCCATTCGGGATGAGGGATAAATCTTACAGGGACCTTAAAGGGATTCCACGTTTTATGATACCTCTGGTCCAGGGATTCGCCAAAATAAGTTCTAGGATCCCCCCACACGACTAAACGAGCTCCACACAAAGCCGCCAAGTGCATTACACCCGAAGATTGACCGATCACCACATTGGCATTTGCCATTTCATCCATCAGGGTATTCAAGGGAAGCCCCCTTAAATCCTCTGTGTCTTTTATGTGATGGTCCAGTAGGGTTCCTACCGAAGCTACATTATCACCGATACATCCAGCTAAATGTTCCCACCTATCGAGTGGATAGTTCTTGCCGCCCTTGTTTATCCCCCTGGCGTGAATGAGGTATCGGGGTTTAACACTTCTGGTCCTTTCCCCGAAGGTTATAAAATGCTGTGCAGGGAGCTTATATTTCTTAAAGGGAGCTACCTTTGTGGTAACGTCTGCTGGTATCTCAATTTGAACATTGGAAGTATCTGTCCAATCAAGATGTCTTTTCTTGTAACCATGCGGTATGAATGTAGCGAAATCCTCATAAAGTGGAGCCATATCGGAAAAACTACACACATACACTTTGTCAAAATTTCTGGCATTGAGCCTACACCACGCTTGCCATGCCATTAATTCCCAACCAAACTCCCCTATCCAGGGTCCGTAAAATGCTACCTTACCTTGTGGCTCTTCTATTTGTGTTTGCTCTGGCATCTTTTCCTCCTTTGCTCTGGCGTTAGCTGTTGAGGTACTCTAGCGAATACTCCACCGTTTCCCTAATATCCATATTGGTGATTTTCAAGTATTTATGTTCTTCCCATCCATCAAGCGGCTCGAAGTCAACCACTTCTGGAACTGCTTCTCGATAAAGATAGATTGTCTTAAAATCAATAATCTTTTTTAGCTCTATTCTCCATTCTTTCTTTTCCACGCCACCGACAACGAAAACATTACAGCCCTGCCGATCAAAGACCTTGGCTAATCTAGCATAGGCGGTGTAAATAGCCTTCGGTCTTTCCTCGGCTGGGATATTCTTTAGGACCGCTTCTTTTACAGGATCGCCAATAATTACACAATTTTCAAAGTATGGTTTAAGGATCCTCGCAAGGGTACTCTTCCCTGTCCTCTTCTGTGCCATTATCCAAACGATCATAAAAATCCTTTAGGTCTAGGGTTTGGGTTAAATACTACCTTGTGATTGTCAACCGCTTCCTGGGCTTCTTCCAGGGTATGTTGGAAAGGTCCGTTCCTATGAAACGTAGAATTTATCATAGGGTTTCTCCCTATCGCATCTGCCAGCTTTTGTGTCATTTTGAGTCCCAGGAAGGACAAGAGATCCATCCACCTACTGATACTAGGGGAATCTGTGTCCATGTCCCAATCGAAAGTAGGAACATCGGGAAACACTTCTTTAAACCTTCTCTGGCGTTCTATAGTTTCAAAGACTCCCCATACCGCCAGCTCCATCGAACTCATTTCCTCGAAGGGTTTCGGGAGCAGGGTTACATTCGTCCATCCTAAAGGATAGACCAATGTGTGAACATTAACTTTGTGCTTCCTGTGATCCTTCCTATACCCCCCAGCCTTCGCATTTCCCAGGGCAATCCTCGCTTTATCCCTGTAAAGGTTTATTATCCTAAGTCGGGAATGTTCTATGTCCCGAAGAGCAAAATAATACGCTACGGTTAGAAATCTCGCATCGCTTTCAATGTACGGCTTGTCCGAATAAGCGTTTAGCTGTGGTACGCTTTTATCATTCCAGATCCTTTCCGCTTGTTGGATCCCTTTGTCTTTCGCATCAGAAAAGAGCTCATTGATTGGCTGGCGAATCTCTTTTACCAGGAACTCGTGGGAAGTGTAACAATCATTCGCCATAGCCAGCATTTTAGAGATATACATTGTTCCGCTTCTGCCAGTTGATGCCGTAAACCCGATAATGTGATTTCCGCTAACCTTCTTTGTCGGTTGCTTTATCGGTATCGTTGGGGCTATCGTTACCATAAACCACTTTTCCCTCTATATTGTTATCGCATCCAGTACACAATCCGTAGTTATCGCAAGAGGTAAAGATCCAATCACCAGAATCTTCATCTGTGATATGTTCCTGTTTCCATAGCTGTTCTTGCCTTCCCATTCTGCTCACGCATGAATACCTGAATCCATCAGGTCCAAAGAGGTAAATTCTACTGGAACAATCTACTTTAGGGTATTGTTTATTCGTAGCTTCCCCTCTCGACTTTAATCCTACATTCTGATCCCCACATAGTTTTGTGCTGTATTTTCCTACAATTCCTTTAGCTTCAAGGAAATCGGTAACTTTTTTGTAATTACCAGCTTTAACTATATGGAACTTCAAGAAATGCCCAGCATCCCAAAGAGCCTGAACGTGCTTATACCATAATTCAAAATCGCACCATTGATGCAAACTTGCCAGAATCGGAAACGGTTTAGTAGCGTTCTCAATCAAGGGTTTCGGGTCCAGCTCCAGGTTAGTGTATATCCAGCATGGATAAGTCCTATTGATAAGGCTTATGAGCTTGCCAAATTCAGGATAGAGGAAAGGCTCTCCCCCAGCCAGGACCGCCGCACGATTTCTCCTGTTTAATCCCTCTGCCCATTCTTCGGCTGGGATCCATACCTTTTTTACGCTCCAGGCTATATGAGGAACCCCAGCACTACAGTAAGAACAGTTTGAAGTGCAATCCAAGGTCAAATAACAACGAACTATCCTATCAGCGTTTCTCTTATTTCTCTCGTAAAGTATCTTCATTGGGGAATATCAGGTCCGTATCTTTATAGTGATCTAGTCGTTTAGGGGTTAGGTCCCGATGTTTAAAGTCTGGTGTCCATTTCTGCCCATCTATCCAGGTACGCATGACGTTTGTTCCCTGGTTTAATGCACATTCCCCCTGGATATGAACAAGCCCCAAAACGTCATTCCATAATGGGGCTTTTTCATATCTCACTCTAATTCCATGTGCCTTGATCTGGCTATAAACAAAAAGCTCCGCACCGCCGCTTTTCATCTTTTCGTGCCAGATCTTCATAATCTTGTTTAACGCCCAAACATAACCAAACATCTGTGTCGTGCCGCATATTACAAGATCAAATTTTTTCAGGACCTTGTGCATGGATGGAATGTTCCTCCAGCGATAACATGCGTTATCGGCGGCAGTTTTATAGAAAAACTCCTTCCCCTGTTGCTCCAGGATTCTACCCCCGATCTGTAGCTGTTGAAGTTCCCCCCTGAAATGCCCTAAATACCCAGCTTTGTAGCCAGTATAAAATATCGCCTTTACAGGTGGCATGAATTGTTCAATAGGGACACCATCAATGTTTTCATCGTCATAGCCCAGGAGCATATAATGAGGGAACCCAGCCCAGGTAGCGAAAGCCTGATTCCAGAATTTTTGCTGTTTAGGATGAGAGGTAACGAGAACGCCTATATTATCCCAGCCTTTTCTATCTGTGCCTGTTGTGATCTCCGATTTTTTCATAGACAATCAAGCCCCTTTTATTCCTCGTTTCTCCTACCATTTTAAGAAATGGCTCATCATCTCGCATGATGATCTCAACCGCTTCTCTAACCCATCTTCCAGCATCATGCTGATCCCACCAATCGTGAAAGCCGATTCTGCCACCCATGCGTACATAAGGCATATAAAAATGGTAGTCAACAATAGCCCACCTTGTACGGTGATCCCCATCAATAAAGAGGAAATCCAAAGGGGTCATTTTATCTTTTATTGGCGGTTTACAAAGATTAATGATAGTTTCAATCGGAAGCCAGGGGCTTGTAGCAAAGTGCATCTGCACCCACTTTTGTAGCTTCAACCGTTCAATGTTGTGCCGCCATTTTTGTTTCGGGGCTGGCTCGATACATTGAACTAGCCCCCCTGTTTCCCTGGCAATAGAACCAAGGATCATAGTGGAGCATCCGTCCATCGAGCCGATCTCCAATATGTTCTTTGATTCTATCTCGCTTGCGGTCTTAAAAAGCAAATCGGCATCGTGTGTAGTTAATCTACCGCCACAATGCCGAAGTACATCTTCCGTAAAATCTAATTTTTGTTCCATAACACACTCCTTTCTTGCCTTTTAGGTTTATGGCTCCAGAAGGATCCAGGTTACTTAATCTCTATAACAGTAAGTGTAATATCTTCAAAGATAAGATTATCCGTCCCTGTCTTGTTTTGTACCCATACCTCTACCGTATCACCGTCCTCTAAAGAAACAATTCCCGATGCACTTGTCGATCCGACATCACCGCCACCGCCAGCTAATTGCCGATCCCAATGAAGGTTTGGTACGGAAGTTGCACCGTTATTTAGTTTTACTTCACATTCGTAGACATCCCCTGTCCCTGCCACTTCTGTCTTGACCGATGCACTTACCAGGACCAAATAAACCCCATCATGGTCAATCTCTATATGGTCATTAGTATGGTCTGGCGTAGTGCCGTTGGATTCTCCGTTTGTGTCAAATACAGTTACTTGATAATAGGTTAGGGTGTTTGTTATGGTTGTTACATTTGAATTGTCCTCAACATAGATCTCACCATACCGAAGCCCAACCACTCCCCCAGGCTTTATGAGAATATCGCCTTCTTTCGGCGTTCCAGGAAAAGAACTTTGCCGCCACACTCTGCTCGTCCCTACACCCTGGAGTAAATTAATCGTTTCGCTGGCGGTCCTCATCTTGGGGATTAACCGCCCGATGTATTCTTCTGCAAAGAACTTAACGATGTTCGCCCCTGGAGCATCAGGAATAGTCGTTACTTTATTTAGCGAGATGGATCCATCGTAGTTCATCCTGAAAACTTCTGTCCAGGATAGAGCTCCACCAGATTTAGGGGCATGTTGAACTGATATATACCCCTGGTTGGTAGTGCTGTCAACCATTTCTAATAAAAAACTATCCTCATTTGAATTATTGGAAGTCCATACAAGGGTAGTGGGATCTTGCTGTGCGTTTTGGCTGATTAATACCCTGGATCCACCACTATCTAGGACACTCTCGCTAATTCTCATAGGCTGGTACTCCAAAAGGCTGACCAGGGAAGTTCCAGGATACTTGATTCAGAGGTATTATCATCACCATCTGTTGTTATTACCTTGAATTTGTGCATCCCTGCTACTGGTAAAGCCCATCCGTTAAAGACAACTTTCTTGCCAGGAATTATCGTAGGTCCTTTGTGTCCTACAGATTGCCAAGATGATCCATTCCACCAATAAACCTCATAAGAAGCTACGCCTTCATACCAGGGTAAATCATCCCATTTAAGGGTATATCCCATCCAAAATTTAATCCCAAAAAAGAGAAAACCATGACAATTCCCTGTAAAATTCTGGATAACCGATGGACCTTCATCATCGGAGTTTATAAGTTCCTCCTTTATCTCGCTCCAACTTTCCCCAGCCATGTTTTCTGCACTTACAGAGTATTGTACTGCGGTGTCTTTCAATACCCAAAAAGGATAAACATACTTCGGGGTCCCTGTAGGATTATCATCATCAACATCTGTAACTCTTTCTTCTGGAAGTCGGGGGGTATAAAGCCAGGGTCCAAAATTAGCCCTTCCAGCTCCCTTCATCCTTATTTTCACCCTGTACCATACAGCTTCATCTACTGGATCCCAGGTAAATTTCATGGTAAAGAGCTTGAAAATTATGACCTGAACTGCGTTTTGAATAATATCGGTATTCTCTGGTGGATCTGGCTTGGTAAATGAGATCTTATCGTAACTATCGAGCATCGTAACCGTACTAGCCCTATCGTCTACATCAACGGCTCTCACCCAATAATGATAAAACTGTTCAGCTACAGGACCATCGAACCCCCAGGATTCAACGCTATCAATATAGTTTACAAAATTATCAGAGCTGGCGGCTGGACCTAGCGTAACCGTAGTGGGCTCGCTTGCAAATTGAGCAAGGGCGGTAGGAGATAGATCTCTCCAGGTTTCCCCATCATCACCAAACCCACCATTGTTCTTTCTACACTCCAGGGTATTGGTAGAAACTTTCCACCGCAATTCAAAATGATTCCAGGTAGTATTTACCACAGGATGCGAAGGGGAACACAACTGAAATTGCTCTAAACTACCGTTACTCATCCAATCTACATATACTCTTGCAGAAAAGTATTTTATATTAAGATAATTGTTAGCATCATAGTAAGCCCTGAATATATCGGTTATCCCAAATCCTAGACTTGTCGGATACCACCAAATACTCACATAGCCTTCACTACTACTGAAAATGCCATTGTTGACAAATGATAGATAATTAAGCGTAGATGCGAGCAGTTTCAAAGAGTAGGACCCTTCATATACCTGATCTGTCGTGATAGTTGCCCCACCGTTCAATGTTCCAACAAGCGTACCGCCGCTTATAATGGCTGTTCTTCTATCCTGGTCCGTAGCTCCACCATTATAATCCCCATCCCAATCAAAATTAGCTAAAGCAGTTGTAAGTTCTTCAACATCATCATCAACAAATCTCGTCCCTTCAAAATTGTTCATTTCATCGTAGACGGTAGCAGTATTGGCATTGATCTCGTCTTTATAGGTTTCTGCCTGGGCATCGCTACCCACTTTCCGATACACTTCATAACGCTCGATCTGTTCACTCATTATCGCTAACGGCGGTCTTTTCCATTGAACCCTGATAAACTCACCCTTTTCAAACCCTCTCCTGAAAAACCTTCTCGCCGCTACGAGCTGGATCTCTGCTGGCGGCTCATCATCATAGGGTATTTCCTTCTCAACTACCGTACTCCAATCTGAAACTAGAGCTACAGGGACATTTACTGCTTTTACTCTAAATTGATAGGTCTTACCAGCTATCAGATTTTGCATGATAGCTTCCTGGTTTACCAGATCTCCATCATGGTCTACCCACACAAGGGGTCCCCACATAACCCTCCCCTTCTGCTTTTTTTGCATCCAGTACCCTTCTGCTCCCCCCGAACATCTGAATTTAACAGTAACATCAGTAAGCCATTTCACGATTTCCTGATGCTCGTACTCAAAAAGAGCTGGGTATATTACTGGTACTTCTGGCTTCCCAAACTCCGCATTATCTGGAGTGGTGTTAGGACCGCTACCGCCAAGATAATGCACCGAAGGATTCCCCCCTTTGTCAAAAGCCCATACCCAATAGTAATAAACCACCTCTTTTTCTATATCGGGATCCGTCCCAAGAATATGATCTACACGCCTTGTCTTTCTTCCTGTATCTTCCAGCCAATAGGCGTTATCAGTTGAATTATCCGCTAACTCCCCTGCTGATGGTACATCGGTTGGTTTCCTAAATAACCTGTAGAAATCCATCCGTAAAGGCTCCATGATCGGGGTCCAGGTAATAACTATGGTCCTGTTCCAGAATACAGGACGAGCCACCACTTTAGCCCAGGGCTGGTCCCAATCCATACCATCAAAGCCAGAGGTCCTAATGTCAATCTCTGAAAACTCGCTCTTATTTAGCCCTGATATGGCTTGCACCTTGAAAGTATTTAAGGTCCCAGGCTTTAGCCAATGGAACCTTCTATAGCGATATACTGCCATTACGAAACATCTCCTTCTGTACCGTCTGCGGCGGTTTCTCTAAGGACTTTATAGAGTGTAGGATCATCGAGCTCCAGATCCTCATACACTACTTCAACGACACTTCTTTCAAATCCAAAAATATCAAAATGAGCTACTTCCCTCGTGCCGCCAGTAATATAGGGATCGTCCCATTTTAGGGGGAGCGTTCCATGATTAGGGCATACAGGGTAGCCGTCCACCAGGGTACACGACACTCCAGCCCCATCTTCGGGAGCCTGGGCATGTATGGGATAAACAATAACTGGAGCTGGTAAGTTGCCGCTACTCGATAGCCCAACGCTTTGAACTGAATCGGTAAAGGCTGAAAAGCTATTTCCTCTTCCTACCGATCTGGCTACAACATAGTAATTTCCCACCCTCTTGGTAAACATGCAAAAAGCCCCGATGCTAAAGAGCTTATTCTGCGGATAGTCTTTTATCCTCCACTCATCCCCCTCTACCCATGTAACCCCTTCTGCCTGGATCTGATACTTCGCTTTCCCTAGCTTATACCCTGAAATCCTCCCTGTACCCACTTCGTAATCGTCCCCTTCTTCAAAAATATCGTCTTGCAGGGATAGTTCCCCAGCCGATACAGAGAGAACCTCGGTCCAGTTAGCATCCTTGTTGTCTTTCATGTTGTGAGCGTACATACCAGCTACAATGTTTTTAGTGATGAAATCCCCATCAGCATCTTTTAATTTACCAGCTTCCGTATCATCACACTTACCCTTTGCTCTCCTGGTAAGATTCTCCAGGATAAGCCTTTTTTCCTTTAAAAGACCTACCCATAAAGGATTAAAAAGCCTATCATCCAGGACAAAGGAAAGATCATCGTCTGTGGGATGTTCGGTGTTAAGGTAGGAATCGGGACTACTTACCGTCCCTGTTCCTCGATGGATCCCTACTTGTTCATAGGGATCTGCCTGGGGGGTAATGTTAAGGCTGGTGTTATTGAAGTCGTTTTGAGATCCGTAAAACTCATAATTAACCAGTTTCCCGAAGTATCGAAGCCTTTGAAAAGGATCGACATGAGCGAATCCAAAAGTAATCGCTTCAAACACTTTCAAGTTTAAGGGAATGGGCAAAGTTGTGGGGAACGTATCATCCTCTTTTGCCACTTGCTCGATCTTATCATTTAACCGTTGTTCTACATCGGTTATCTTATCGTTTATTTCTACGCTAAGATCTTGTAAGTTCTTTTTAGATACTCGTTCTACCCCTGTTACTTTTCGTTCAAGAGTTTCTAGGATTCCTTCTATTTTCCCTTGATCGTATTCGGGGGGCAGTTTTTCACCTAGTGCCATTTCTCACCTCAACATAAGTTAGGTCTAAAGCCAAGATCCCCAGCTTCGATAAAGAAATTTCTGATAGCTACACGCTTCGATCCTGTAACTCGCATACCTACCAATGTTCCTTTCTCGCCGCCGATTGTGGGAGCCCTACCATTTGCCTGATACTGATAATATCCTGTCCCTTGAACTGTTATTGTTGTGTATGGATCTCCTGGCAGTTGATCCAGATAAGGAGTAATAATCATTTGCACCCTGTTAGCCGCACCGCTAACCAGATTTTTAGCGTGAGTGAGGATCCACCTGGGATATTTATAATTTACTGGTTGCTCGAAGTCATAGTCCAATGTTCTGAAAGCCCAGGAAATTTGACTTACCGTTGATGCCAGATCATCAGAAATATCAGTATTGCCGTTAAACAGCCTGTTGATATAACCATAATTTGAACCAGCATAAACCTCGCTGTTATCCGATCCAGCATTGAAGATGCTCACGCATTGTACGTTCCAATCAGGAATATAGAACCATGATTTAGTGGGGATATGCAAAGCGTATCCATGTTCATTTGTATTCCCTACGAAGCAGTAATAGTAATCATCGTGATAGAACCCTACAGCTTTTCTAAGGATAGATTTATCGTATCCCTTTATATCGTCCCAAATAAGCCTTCCAGTAAAGTGATCTATATTATTCGCATCTCCGAACTTATGCCCTTCATGGGAGAGCCAGCCATAGCCAAGCCCAGGAATTGCGGCTAGACTATCTCGTGCTATCAATCCGATTTCCTTTTCCCTGGGAATGTACTCGAAACTGTTAGGATCCACCGTATAGAAGCTCTTCTCTTTCCAACAATAGTAAAGCCCATAATGCCATTCAAACCCTGTTATCCTCTGACCATCTTCGGGGAGAACATCGAATACATCATCATCGGAACATTGATGAGGTCTGAACGGAAGGGAAAGCTGAACTCTTCCTGGTCGGTGTCTACCGTCCCTGTCGATAATATCAGCATACGCCATTCTATTCTGGACCTTGCTCATAACATTAGCTTTTGGTGGTTTGAAGAGCTCTTCCTCTATTGGCTCTCCCAATAGGTCCTCTGGCACTTGGTCCAGGTATTCAACTACTTGCCGATCAACTGTATCCAGGTAACGGTAAGCTCCACCTACATCTGGTCTGTAAAGCCGTTTTCTTTTGATCCTGGTGTCGGTAGGAACATAGAGATCGGTTAAAAGAACATCTACTCCTTTCGGGGAGATTGTATTGGAAGCATCGGAAATCGGACCTAGATAGCCCTGATCGTCCTCTAATCGCATTTTGTAAGCAACTTCCCCTCGGACGGCTCCCTTTTTCTTCATTATCCAATCATTAAATGATACCTGTGCCGATTTCTTGCTTGTTGCTTCTACCACTATCTGATGAGAAGCGATACATTGAAAACCTTTCCAGGGGGAATCTGATCTTTTGTGATGGACCATATCTCCACGTTTCCAGGATATAACCATCGAGATCCCCCCAGCCGCCCCTCCTGTTTTCGGCTCTGCCTGGATCCTGTCAAAACCATCATCCTTATACATGGTCCGAAGCCCCTCAATAACCTCTCTGTTTTCTACAGGGTATTTTGAAAGGGTTTTTCTTATACTTTTATCCCCTAAAAGCTGTAATCTTCTCAAAGACGATTGAACATCAAAAATGTATTCATAGTAATCATCCGTATCTGGTACAGGTTTCTGCCCAGCCCCACCAAAAAGGAACCCATCAAAAGAGAAAACGTCCCCATTGTTCCACGTTACACCCCAGGTACTACATTTATGCTTATCTGATGCTGACAAAGGAGCCCAGCCGATTATTCCCCAATCGCCAGAAGTTTCATTGTATATCCGCTTTCCTATCTTCCCCCTAAAATCAATGGAAGTATTTGTGGACACCAGGACCTTTCCACCATCGTAAACAGCTCCATTATGCGTACTGGTTTTTACTGATGAGCTCCAGGATGCTTTCTGATTCGTATAAAACCTGAATATAATCCTGTTTACCGCTTTCCAATCAGGAGAGCTCACCCATATACTCATCTCATCAGAGTCCGAAGCTGGGACTTCCACCCAATCAATACCGAAGGTATGTGTATCGCTGTATTCTTTCGGGTGAAAAAAGGCATCCAGGTTAAAATTGTAGTCCTTGTACTCGGTAAGATCTGTGTTCTGAATGAAAGACATGCTAAAGGATCCACCAGGATCAGCCGCAAGGGTCAAGCAGGGAGCAGAAAAATCACCGAATTTATACCGTCCATTAGAAGTGTCGGGGTAGAGAAAAGATCCCTGCCCTGTAGCTTTCCTGGTAAATGTAGCGTAGGCATGGAAGAAAAAGTCCGTAATGGCATCAACGATAGGATTATTACCGAATAAATGGTCAATCCCTTCCTCGATCAGCTTTGCCGCTATAATATCCAATGGCATAAACTTGTTTATGAGCTTTGATACTGCGGCTGGCTGGATCCTGATGTTGTCGATATAAGCATAAGGAAATCCCTGGACATTTACTCGAAGCTCCTTTACCTGACTCCAATCAAACCCCGACATTTCCAAAAACTGCTGGACGTTCAGGCTTCTAACCTGTATATCCGCAAAATTCATAGCAGAAAGAAAGACCCCTACAGCCGTTCTATTGGTTGTATCAACCAGCGTCATAGTTATTGAAATGTTCAGAGTTACCTCTGTTCCTGTACCGCAAACATCAAAAATAAACTCATCTGATCCGTTTATCGAAACACCGTCTGCGTAATCTTGCAAATTCTTGACAGCCGTTTGGAAGTTGTAAATAGCCGTTACGCCGTTAGCAATCCCTTTACACGATAACCCCTCTGTTGCCCTGGCGTAATCATCTACTGCATTAGTCCAGATCTCGGTAGCATCACAAGTAGCAACCTGGATCTTCAATTCCCCTGCGAGTGGGGGTGTCTTTTCTAACCTTATATTATCAATGGTTATTTTAGCTGGACCGACATTGGGGGAGTTAGCGTTCTGCTGGAGCTGTACTTTCACATATTTAATCGAGTCCCAATCATCGGCACTTCCAATGGGGACAAACCACCGTTTCCTGAACTTACAGAAGAATAGCCTATCTCCATGTGCATTATTAGCCCATTCCGCAAGCATGGTCCTCTGTTTCAGGTTATAGTGCTCGAACCCCTCATCAGAATATACCACGCACCTGAATCCCTTCGAGAAATCTCCGTTGTTATCAGGAGCCACACTACTAAACTCTACCACCACTTCATCAATGTCAATCTTCTCCCACCTGAATACATCGAAAGCGATATAATCATTTTCTGATGAGGGTGATCCGATACTGTAAGTATCAAACTGGCTCCAGGTGTTAAGGGTCCCCCCTGATAACGTAGTCCTTACATTATCCGCATCCACAAGCTCCAGAATGACCCCCTGGGACCCATCAGTATTGTTTTTGATCTGTTGCCCTACATGGGTTTCGTTAAAGGCTCCTGTGTCCTTTAGGGTGTTCCCTACGCTACCTGATTCGGCTGTCCCATTAGTAGGACCAAAGAACCATTCAAGATTCAAAACAGAAGGCAATACATAGATTGCTTCCATTGTTTTCCCTGCTTCGTGCTGTTCCAGGGTAATGCCATAATCCCCCTTCGTGTGCCGATCAAAGCCAGAATCCAGGTAGTATTGAAGATTTCTGGTTTCCCCATCGGTGAAGATGGTCCACTCCCCATCGTTAAGGGTAGGAGCGTTCCCTGTTTTTTGGACCGATGCCACCTCCAGGGTTTCACAATTACAGATTTCTTTTCTCTGATTCACCTCTGGTATGCCAGCATGGTGTACTTGATCGTCCCCCTTTTTGAGCATCAGGACAGGCTCGACATGATTACTGTAATAGGTCCTGTCCCTCACTTGCCTGAAAACGCCCCTCTCATCGTCCGTAAGGGTAACATCTGGCGGTAACGCCATATCTTCCCAGGCTGATCCACTCCATTTCTTTATCTTAGCGGCGATAGCGGCGTAGAACTCTTTTATCTCGGTCCCATCGTTGGCATCGAATCCCCAATATCTATGAAGGGCTAGAACTCTTTTGTTTTGCTCCAGGTAATCGGCGTGGAATCTTGTCATTCCTTCCCTGGTCCTAAGAGTCCCCTCGTCCACCATTAGATTTTCCAGCTCGTAGAGGATCCCATCTTGCTTCCGAACTGCGGAATCTCTTCTATCCAGCCCAAATTGACCTTCTATATTCTTTCGTAGGCTCATTTTGATAGTTCCTTCGATTTCTCATAAAGTTTTGAAAATTCTTCCACAAAGGCATCACTTTTCATTCCAGGCATGTAGGATCTCATGCTCTCCAGTTGCTCTCGTTTCTCTGGATTGGCTCTCACCCATTTGCTGAAATACACATACGCTTTTGCTTCTGCTGGCATACCCCGAAGGGATAGCCACCATCCCCTGTCTGGAATATCATCATACAAGGGATAATCCTCAAACATCTCTGTAAGCCGCTTCCTATCGCCTTCTGGCTGTTCTGCGATATAGGAATTGAGCAGTTTCGCCGTTTGTTCTGCTTCTGGCATTTTCTGTTTCTCTTGTGCATAATACTCTTCGGATAGATTCATAACCTTTCTTCTCTGTTCAAACCTTCTGCTATAAATCCTTCGTAAAGCATCGTTAGCTTCTCTTCTCTCAATATCGGGGGTTTCCCTGGTAAGCCTTACTAATTTTCTGATCCCAGGCTGTCTAGCTAAAATTTCCTCCAAAACCTTATCTCCTTCATTTCCTGGGAGTTTTCTCATCATCATTCTTGTCGCACCGCCCACTATAGAAGTAAACACATTTCCATAGGTAAAAAACTGTTCCAGGATATATTTCAACCGTTCTGGCGAAGTGTTTGTTACATCCCCGAACTCAACCAGAGCTGGATGGGTGTAGTCGGTATATTCTAACCTTGGCTCGATCCTTCCTACAGGATTGAACTTATCTCGCCAAATTTCCTTTTGAAGCCAAAAATCTTTGTTATTTGCGTAGCCATAGATAGCATCTATTGTCGGCGGTAGCATTTGAGTAGGAATAACAGGGATCATATCTTTAAACCCTTCTTGCAGATTGTTCCACATTACTGGCTCACCCATCATAGCTCTCATAGATTGCTCTGCTATCTGTGCAAAAAATCTCTGTCCCTGATCCTTGGCAACAATAAAATACCAGCCCCTTTTATTCCCCTTCGAGTCGGTTATCTTCCCAGGCATGGTTATACACCAGTACCTTATCTGATCGCTTTCGGATATGTTGTCAAGCGTTTCCTTGTTTATTAAGTAGTTGGCAAGATATAGACCAGTAGCGAGCATCATAAGCTGTGAGATCTTCCAGGTGGTTTTCTTCCAATCCTGATTAACCGCCCTGGCAATCCCCCTGGTCCCCTGGATCCCAGCGTTTAAATAGGGAACTCCTGTATCGAGCATCTTCGCCCAGGACCCACCCTGGTAGAAGTCGATATAGTTCCTGGCTACCCATACGGCTTCCTGGACCGCCCTTTCCCATTCAGGGCTACCCTCTTCCATTTTATCCACGCCAGCCTTCCACATTTCCATCTGCATTAGAGCCAAACGGTTTAAGATTTCTGACGATTCGCCCAGGTAGGAGCCTATTTTCTCAAATTTCTCCAGGGTCTTTGAATACTTTGTCGGAGTGAAATGACCCTGTTTTGTGAGGAAATTCATGCCGCCGCCGTATTTTATATATAGTTCATAGAGTCCTGTTTTAGCGAGAGCATCTTTGTAAACCGCCTTAATAGCCTTTCCGTACTGTGCCATAGCATAGGGAAGGAAGCTGGAGAAAGTATCGGTAACTACCCATAAGTGAGCCGCATCCCTGGCTAGATTGGTAATGAAAAACTCTGGAGCGAACATACCAGTTGCCATAGGTCTAAGAAGATTAGCTCCTGACAGCCAGCCAATCCAGTTAGCTACGCCCTGATCTATAGAAGGATCTCGCATCACCCACTCTCTTGCCCATTCATCAGGCATAAACATCCTTCTTCTCTGACCGTCTATCATTACATCAATTTCTTCGTGTCTGGCTGGGGTTTTCTCGAAGTTCGGAACACCCTTCGGCGTGTAGCTCTGAATGACCGCTTTTCTCACAAGTCCATTTTCAGGAACTTGCTCTGCGAGCTCCCATAGTGCCAAATTAGCATCATTTTTGGCTATCCTGTTCTCGGTCCTGGCTATGACCTGATAGAGTAACAACCTTGAATCGAGCTCCAGGGTTTCATAACTGCCGCTTTCCAGTTTCTTAATTCCGCTACTAGAAACGGTAATGGTCTTTCCACCGCCGAAGGTGTAGGACTTATCGGGATCTATGTGCTGGATAAAGAATCGGGGAGCATATTCACCGATCTCCACCATAGCATCGTAGCTGGCTTCTGAAATCAATCCTTTATCATAGAGCTTTTTAAGCATCCTGTTCATTTCATCAAACCAGAGATTAGATCTCTCTATAAGTTCCCGATAGAAGTCCTCTGATATATCCATATCAAGGGGTTTTCCATCTGGTGTCTTTGCGTTCTTAAAAGCGTGTTTAAAGTTCTCGTAGTCAAGATAATCAGCGTGATGGTCCCCTGTGTATCCTTCGGGATGCTTCATACCTTCTTTGTAGTTATCAATCGTTACGATCCTTCGGGAATTGATAACCATATTTAGGATCTCTTCATTTTGCCTGGAAAGCTCTTTGCCCCACTCGCCTTTTCCGTAGATCCTATCTGTCGCTTCCTCAAACTGCCTTTGAGCCCAGGGAGTAGCCCCAGCCGATAGATCGTGTCTTATAACTGCTACTTTCCCAGGTTCACCAGCCTTCAACATTCTCGGTTTTATATTGCCGCTTACATCAACTACCCCACGTTTTAAGGTCCTGTAGAGTCTAGGATAATTTGTTTTCTTTAACGACTTTAATCTTTCTGCTGACCGCAAGTGCATTTCCAAAACATTAACGGCGTTTTCCCTCGGCGTTCCTAGTTTCTGCTGTTTGTTCTGCATGAATCTTTTCACCTTTAAGATCTGTGTGATCTGTTTAGGTGTATAGCCCAGGCTCTTTAAATACTTTCTACCGAATCTGATCCCTCGCTGTCTAGCATCGTGCATCATCTTTGCCACTTGCTCTTCTGCCCTTGCCAGGGCTTCCGCTTGTTCTGGCGTTAGGTCCTCACCGTAGGGGGCTTGTTCCTCAAAAAGCCTTCTTGCTGTCTTTTGCTCGTGGATCCACTTTCTAGTATCATCAAATCTCTGCGGTTCGCTTCTTCTTACGCTTTCAAATCTTTCCCCTGGCGATACGTCCTCTCCCCTGTCATATAGTATTTCTGTAAGAACATCTCCTACTGGAGCATTACCCAGGTTCCTAACCTCTTTAGACCCTGTAACGAGAATAGCTGACGTAGCATCGTGGGCTTTCGTGTAATCCCTTATTATTTCCTTCCAGTTCGGTTTCATCAGGAAAGTATAGTCGCTGACAGAAGCCCATCCCTGCACCTGATTCTGTGAATCTATGAAAGCCACTACCGTTCTGTTTTTCTTCATTAAATCCTTGGCAAATCCAGCTACAACATCAGGACCAATTAGAGCAGGGGATTTCTTCTTGCTCACCATCCACATTCCAGCCCCCCTCTTTAGCTGAAACGGTTTTTGGTCCTGTTCTACATTGTAGGAAAAATTCGGAAATACCCCTGGGGATCTCTTAACATTTATTTTTGTTAGATAGGCAAAAGTACCATGATCTATAACGACATACTCCCCCATCTTCCCCTTTAGATGCAATTTCATATAGGATCCCATTTGCTTATCTGATTCACTCATCCAGGATGTTCCCGAAGGATGGTTGTGAAGAAAATGAACTTTATTAGCTCCAAGACGTTTCATTCTTCTCTTGGTTTCCTGGATGTTCCGTAAAGTGTCTTTAAACCTTACATAATTAACTGCACCAGAAGTAACCGCCGTATGAGCTAAGACCTTTCCTTCTTTATCGGTGTATATTTCGTGCATTATTTCCATTTTGGGGTTTCTGTATATCTGGAACAGTTCAGCAATTTCCCTTGCTTCGTCCCCCTTGGTAAGTCTATACCCTCTCAAATCAACGCTTTTGTTTTTCCTAAGAGTATCCGCTAGGCTACCCTTATAAGCCTTAACGCTTTCAGTTAGTCCTCTAATTCCTGTTTCTTTCTCGAAGAGATCTAACTGTTTCGCCATATTCTCTATGACTCTAGCTTGCCTTTTTTCACCACCGAAGGCTGTTTTTGCATCTTCTTTCAGTAAGCTATAATTGGAAAGAGGTTCTTCAAGCCTACCTTCTTCTTGCTTAATTTCTTCTAATTTTGCTTCTACGGCTCTTCTAAAATTCTCATCCCCTGCTTTTGCAAGATTGTTGTTCGCCTGTTTGACCGCTTCTGCCTTACTGTAAATACCTCTTCCAGTTATGGCTAAACCTGTCGATTGTTCGATAACATGCCACGTTTCAGATTCAGCATCCTTATAAGCAAAGAAGTCATACCCTTCTTTCAGCTCTACTTTCTCCCCTCTAACTGCTTTCCAAACCATTTCACCGCTTGGCTCTTGCAATCTGGTCCTGAAAATCCCCCTCTCTGGATCATAGGCAAGTTCTTCTTCTCCCTCTAGCTTTTCCTCTCCTATCTGCCTTTTCCTCTCCAGGATCCCCTCTGTATCTCCTACTTCCTCATCCCCTGGCTCCAGCTCTTCCAAGAGCTCGTCCATCTTCTTCTCTTTTTCTCTAAGCTCCTGTTCGTGCTTAAAAGGCTCTTCCAGGCTCTTTTGGGCGGCTTCTACTTCCTCTTCGATGATCTTTATCCTGTCCTTGCCGTTTTGGATGTAAGTATCAATTCGGTTAGCTTCGTTCTCAATCCTGGTCATAATGCCCGAAGGATCTGCTTTCTCTACATCCTCATCTATCATCCAGGGGAGCCCGACTTCATAGGTAGTGGCATCCCCCTTCAAGAACAATCGGGGGGCTAGTTTTTTAAACTTCTTTAATCGAAGCTCGAATCCCCTGTATTTCCCAGCCAGGACCGAATCTTCATCGGGTTTTATAGGTTTCTGTTCCTGGTAGAATTTTATAAATGCTTCGCCACCTTCTACTCGATCTGCAAATCTCTGTTCTCCTACCATTATTTCAAACTGCTTAACCCCATCAACTTCCACCAGGGGATTCTTTTCACGAAGGGCAATATCTTTCTCCATCATATCAATTTCGGTCTGATACCCTTCTATCTTGTGCGGTCCCCTCGCTATGGTGTCCTCGGCTCCCCAGCGTTTTCTCTGCCATGCTTTGTGCAGATTCCTAAGTTCGTTTACCCTCATTTCTGTTTCAATCCGTTCTCTCACAATCGGATCACCAGAAGCAATCGCTTTCATTTCAGCGAATGATAGGGCTCTACCATCAATATCTTCAACCGTTCTGCTAATATCCCCTCTTTTAACCTGACCTAGAAATCCCTGTTTATTCTCCAGGGTTTGCCACATATAAGCATCAAAAGTGCCAGTAGTGGCATATCTGAATATCTCAACTTCATCGTTTTCATTCCCTTGCCGAAGGATCCTTCCTTCTCTCTGTTCAATGAGAGCTGGGGTCCAGGGTGGATCCATGTGATGAAGGGCTATGAGTTTCTTCTGTACGTTCATTCCTGTTCCCATTTTTTCAGAAGAGCCGAACAGAATCCTTATCTTTCCATCAACAACATCATCGAAAAGGCTTTGTTTCTGTGCTTCTGTTGTAGCATCATGGATAAACGCTATCTCATTTTTCGGGATGCCCAGCCGAACAAGTTTACTTTTCATATCGGCGTAGACATTAAAGCCCTTAGTGTTTGGCGTTCCTAGATCAGAGAAAACAAGCTGGGTGCTTTTATTTCCCTCGGTTTTTTTCCAGATCTCGTAGATCTTATCAACCGCCTTATTAAGTTTACTGTCTGGATAATCCTCTGCTGTAGGATCCACAAGCCGCATATCCACCGCCGCTTTTCTTCCATCGGTGGTGATCTTCAACATATTATCATCCCTGGGATCCACGCCGCCGCTTCTTACATCCTCGGCTCTTTTTACCAGCTCATCTACAAACTCTTTTTGAGCGTCCGATGATTCCACCGCTACGGCTTCCTGGGCTCCCCCTTTAATTTGCGGTCTAGGGAGTTTTAGCATTTCCTGTGTCTGAATATCGGAAACTTCTCGGTAGACTTGCATCAATTCAGGCATATTGACAAAACGCCTAAATCTCGTGTTCATCCTGAATCCCTGTCCTGTAGGCTCTACTTCCAGGGATGTAACGTCTTGACCGAATTGGTTAGCCCACGCATCGAAATGTTTAACCCCCATCTGTTCCAGGGCTTCGGGATAGAGGTATCTCAAAACAGAGTACATCTCTACCATGCTGTTAGTAACTGGCGTAGCGGTTGTAAACACAATGCCCCTGCCACCATTCAGCTTGTTAATGTACCTGGATTTCATGTAAAGGTCATTCGCTCGTTTGCTCCCTTGTGGATTCCCCAATCCTGAAACTCTGGATCTTGTGCTCATATATTGAAGGTTCTTATACTTTTGGGCTTCATCAACCAAAAGCATATCAACCCCAAGCTCTTCAAAGGTAACTCCTGTATCTTTCGGGGAGTCCATTAATTCTTTTAACTGTGCCATTAACCGTAACTTAGCTTTCTCGATCTGCTTAACGGTGGGATCTGATTTTCTAAGTCCCTGTTCTTTGGCATCTGACAGGGCAAACTCCACTTCGGCAAGCTGTTCCTCTATGTAATCTCTTTGTGCCTTTTTCGACATAGACAGCTTTTCAGCTTGTTCATGGGAGAGGACAATAATATCCCAATCACCTGTAGTTATTTGAGCCTGGATCTTTCTTCTGTTTTGTGGGGTGAAGTCTTTTTGTGTCGGGACGAGTGCTCTAGCGGCTGGGTAGAGTTCGTATATACTTTTCTGGAAATCGGGTACTTGATGCTTGAAAGCGGTAATCATCGGCTTTTTAACGAGCCCCAGCCGTTTGGATTCCATAGCCGCCGCTATGATGGTGTAAGTCTTTCCAGCCCCTACTTCATGTTCGAGCAGGGTATTTCTTTTACTGGTAATAATCCTCCAGGCTCCATCCTTCTGGTGCTTTCTCATAACAATCCCTGGGTTACTTCCAGGGAGAGTTAAATGCGATCCATCAAAACTTGTTCGGGGTCGGATCCTGTTCATTTCCTCGTTATACTTAGCTGACAATCGGGATCTTCTTTCCTGGTCCTTTAATACCCACTCTTTGAAAAGGTCCTGGAGCTCTTGTATGATTCGCATGTTTTCTGCGGTTGCTACCTGATCGGTCCCTATAACTTTACCATCATCGTCCCTGATCTTTATAACCACATTCCTGGAATTAAAAGCGGCATCCAGGAGTTTTAAGGTGGTTCTTTCTTTTGTTGCGTATTTAAGCCTACTTTGTTCGGATTGCGGATACTGTGTGCTTGACCACGTTCCACTCCTTCCTCTTCTCGCCCTGACTATCCACCCACCAGTAGGGACGTAATCAACCTTCACCTCTGCCGCCTGACTTTCTAAAATCTCCATTATGAAGTTTTTATAATCCTGTTCAGGGATCCAGGTTACACCTAACCTTGTTGTTATTTCCTCTGCTGGAACATCTGGCGGCTGATTTTTCTCCAGGGCTTCCACATTGGTAATATAGTCCTCATCGTATTTAGCGGCTTCCCTGGCGGCTTCCAGCTTGGACTTTACATCCCCTGTAAGGTATTCATCTGCAATCTCCCAGGTTTCACCATCGGGATTCTTGTATATCTGCCCTTTAAGCTCTGCCTGGAGTGTTTCAGGGTTTTTTCCTGTGAGTTCCGTCATTCTTTCAAAATCTACTCTTCCCTTCTCATTAAGGGAGATCAAGAGGGCTTCACCAGCCGTATCCGCTTTCTCTGGTCTGGTGTACTTCTGAATGGTCCTTTCCGTAAAAAAAGGCGTTTTAAACGCCTTTCCAGTTTTAGGATCGTATTTTTCTATGGCTAGTAATATGGGTACATCGGGATCACCTTGAAGTAAGGGGTAATTTGCTTTGCTGTTGACATACCCATGTTTCTTTACGAAATCATCATAGAGCCTGTTTAGCTCTTTTTGTGCTCTCTCGAAGCTGTCCCCTGGTCGCCTTTCTCCTTCCTCGGTTTGTAACTGTACTCTTATAAGATCCCTAACCGCATCTTTGACAGCGATAAGCCGTTTGGCTCTGACGATATTCCCTGCTGGGAAATCAACCTTCACCATATTATCGCCTTCTCTCTGGTAAATCTTGCCGCCCTCTACCTTGTAACCGCCTTCTTTTACATCACCCTTCACTCCAATAATATCATCGGGACTTGGCTCGGCTGGCGGTTTTGCAAATCCTTCAACATACACATTAGTAGGGAGTTTAGAGATAAGATTCCCAAGGATCTCCTTTCCATAGGTTCTTTGTTCCTCTTTTAAGATTCCTTCTACTGTATAAGTGCTATCAGCATACATACTACCAGTAAGGCTCTCGGTCCCCAGGATCATACCAGGATTATTATGGTAGTATTCATTTGTTTGGACGTTTCCTTGCTTCTCGTCTTTTTTAAGTTTTGTTTCTTTTGTTTTTATGAAGTCCTCGCCCTTAAATACTTCACCTGGAACTTTCTTTCTAAGAATGAGAATATCGGTTACTACCTCGGTATTGGCAATCCCCTTAAAAGCAGAAGAGGGCAATCTAAAAGCCGCTACAAGATCTGCCTTATCAGCGATCATTTTTCTAACTTTAGTGTCTTGCTTATCCAGGGTATAACGGCTGGTAATTAATGCGGCAATCCCCCCTGGTTTTATCTTATCCAGGGTTTTGATGAAGAAGTAATCGTGAATGGGGACTTTAAGCCCTTTGTATTCTGGATCGTAGACCTTGTAATCCCCGAAGGGAACATTCCCAACTGCAACATCGTAGAAGTTGTTTGGAAGTCTTACATCCTCGTATCCTGATACCCTAATATCATGCCCCTGGTAGAGCTGTTGAGCTATTCTACCAGTAATGGGATCCAGCTCGATACCAGTAAACTTTGACCTACCCATCAATTCAGGGGGCATCATTCCTATAAAATGCCCTATCCCTGCTGACGGTTCCAGGACTTTCCCTCCCTTAAACCCGATCTGTTTAAGGGCATCATAGATAATGTCGATTACTTTAGGTGAAGTGTAGTGAGCGTTTGGAGTGCTTCTTCGTGCGGCATCATACTCTTCTTCGGTTAAGAGCTCTTCTAGTTCTTTCCCTCTTTGGACCCAATTAGCCTGACCCCATCGGTCAAAGACTTTAGGCAATCCACCCCAGCCAACATACCGAACTAAAACCTTCTGCTGATCTGGAGTAGCTTTTTTGCCCGATGCTTCAAGCTCTTTTAGAAGTTTGATCGCTTCTATATTACGATCATACCTCTCTACTTCGGTTCCTACGTTAGTGATGGATTCTTTTTCGGTGGGACTTGTTATGGAGTAGTTGTTTCCTGGTCTAAGTTGAGGGGCTCCCCTAGTTTTGGCTGGTCCTTTTCGCTTGGTGGGTAATACTGCTCCCTTACCACCTCTCTCACTTGGTCGGGGTTCAGCCCCTTCTTCCACAGGCTTTCCCCCAGCTCTGCCGCCTTCTCCTGTAGGTTCTGGAAGAACGCCTTCTCCTTCCCCCTCGCCTTCAACTGCTTCACCAGTTTCGGGCGGTTTTCCTCCCAATGCTTCTGTATCTCTCTGCCCAATGGATTCAGCATCTTTCGGCTCCTTTACACCTTCTTTTATATCAGATTTTGGTCCTTTTGTCAACCGATTATATATCATTTGAGCTACTTCGTACTGCTCTGGTAAAAATGCCAATTCAGGAAATTCACCCATTTTTTCCTTGTACTCTTTATAGGCATTTTCATTCTCGTGCAAATAGCGTTTAATCTTCTCCAATGCCAGGGGAGCGTTTTGCTGGTCGGGGTATCGAATAAGGGATACTAGGTCCTCGCTGGGATAGGTAGGTCTTTTTTCCTTCTTTAACCACTCAATAAGATCCTCATCATTCATTTTAAGCGGTTCGGCTGTTTTCTCCCTGGGGGTCTGCCGTTTAATCATCTGCTCTTTTTCAGAGTCGAACATCTTTAATGCGGCGGCTTTGTCCTTAAACTTCGTAACGGTTCCCAGCCCTTCCCCAGCATCGAGATCAGATATAGTTACGCCGTACTGACCATCTTTTAACTTCCTTACGGCTAGTTGGATATTATTCTCATCGGTGAACTGGACCACAATGGGATTCTCTGTATCCCTTTTCTCCTTTTCGAGCTCTTCAACCGTCTTGTATTCATCCCTTCTTCCTTCTACAAAGGTTTCACCTGTAGGGAGTATTGTTACTGGCTCGGTTACTTTAAAGTTGTCCTCGTAGTAGGATCTTACCCCTTTCTCATCCTCATAGAGCTGTTTGCCTTCTGCGTTCTTTCCTATGGGATCATCGCCTGTAATCGCCGCTTTAAAGTCCTTGCCCTCTAAAAACTCTTCTATGGGAGATTCAGGGTCCAGCTCTTTGTAGGCTTTAATAACCCCTTCTTTTCCTCCCCAGGCTTCCATGAGTTCAGGATGGTCCTTAAAGTCCTTTGGAGCTGGGAGAGCCCCACGCTCATAATCTCGCCTGAATTGTCTAAGAAGGTTCTTTTTCTCTGATCCCTTGGCTATTTCCTCTAGTCGATTGATAATGTCCTGGTCCACCCTCTCTTTGACCCTATCAATCGCTTCTGACATTTTAACCAGATCTTCGTCCGTAACCTTCTCGGCAAAGCGTTCTTTATCCTTCCCTCTAATATCCTTACGAAATTCAAGGACTTTTTTTATAAGATCTTGTCTTTCCCCTTCGGTAAACGGAGCTTCGGCTAGATCGTCTTGTGTTTCCTCTAGCCTTTTGTCGATCAGCTTTTCCAGCTCGTTCCTGGAGTTTTCGTCCCACCCAGCATCCACTATTTCGGTGAAGATCCCTGCAAGTTCAGATCTTTTAGCTTTAGCTATCCGATCTTTAAGCCCCTCAAACTCTGCTTGAAGCCCACTTACTTCTTCTTTTATCCTCTGCCGTTGCTCTTCGGTCAATGGGGGGACCTCTGTAATCCCCTGGGCTCGATCTGCTATCTCGTTGTATTTTACTTGTAGTGCTGTTTTTTTCTCCTTTTTTTGCTGGGGGGATAGGGATTCATCCGCATCCACCCTGTCCATAGCACTATTAAGCCGATCAGATAGAGATCCTGTTCCTGACAACAAATCTTTTTCAATCGGATCCTCTGGCTTTAAAAGATCTTCTATCGGTGTTTCCCCCAGGGTTTCCTTCCTGGCGGCTTTTTCCTCTTCGGTCAATTCGGGTAGGTACTCTCTAACCCTTTTGATTTCCGCTTGCAATCCTTCAAAGGTGAGATCCTTTAGTGGCAATCCAAGATCACCTCCAGATTCAGGATCGTGGAAACTAACGGTAGGACCTTCTGGCGTAGGATAAAATGATCTAAACTCCACTCCAGCGAGCCTACCCATTTCTTTAAAAGGGGCTTCATCCAGGGCTTCTACTTCTGCTATGGCTCTTTGTGCTATCTCTTCATCGGTTAATTCTGGCTCTGGTTCCTTTGGGGGTTCCGTAACGATAGGCTCTTTTTTCTTCCCTTTGGGCTTCTTCTCGAACTTAGCTCGCTCTTCTGGAGTTAGCTTCTCAAATAACTCCTTCTCTTTGGTTTCGAGCTGTTCAAGCAAAGGAGCCCTTTTCTCTTCGGGTAATTCTTCTATTTGTTTGGTAAGTCGGGTTTTGGTCCTTCTTAGTCTGCCATAGGTGTCTATTTTGCCAATCTTGCCACTTAAACGGACCTCTGGCGGCTTTTCTCCCAGGGTCCCTAGATCTTCTTCAAGAGTTGGCTTTACTTCCTCTGTGGGGGCTTCTGGCGGCTTAGAGGGGGGTTGAGTGGGGGGTTTCTCGCCTTTCTTTCCCTTGCCAGGGGGTAGGGCTCTTCGGGGGATTTTCGCTTCTATTTTCCCCCCTGCTGTGGTTGAAATCTCCCTGCTGAAAGGTTTAATCCCGAACAGGCTCTTAATTTTGCCCCAATACGGTTTATCGGCTATTTTTACTATCTTTTCAGCCGTTATCTCGACTTCAAGACCTTTATCTATAGCTTCCTGGACCTCTTTTCGGGAGAGTCCTTTTCTTCCCATAAGGTCCTTAATGACCGCTTCTGCCTGGGGATTTACTTCTTGATCTTTCGCTCTTCTGAATACAGCATCTACTTCCGATGGTCGGAAAGTGTATTTCCTGGGGATTCCGTACTCGGTAACTACCTCTTTAGTGAATCGCTCAAAGAGCTTTTGTGTGCCACTCCTGATCTTTGCGGTAGTTCCCTGGCTCATCCGAAGGGCTTGAATTTTGGCAATAAAGCTAAGAAGATCTAAACTCTCCCTGGCAAACTCATTCGCTTCCTCTGGCAGTAATTCGGAAAAGTTTCTCCCTGCCAGGGCTTTGTAGTCCTCTCCCTGGGTTTTCTGGACGATGTAACTCTCCGCTTCATCTAACGCCATGAAAGCACCCACGCCCAGGACAACGGAAGGAATTGTAAGAGGATTAGCTATAATGCCAGCCGCAATCGGGACCAGCATGAACTTCATAGCCATTTCCTCGGCGAGCCCTGGTATTGTTTCGGGACCGCCTTTTAATCCCAATCCTTCTATAATCCTATCATAATCCTTCCTGGCTCGCTCGATAGGTATATCATACGCCTTCGCTATACCAATAATGTTTTGGGCTCTTGCGGCTTCCTCATCGGGCTTCCTGGTTAAAACCTTTTTCCCCTGCTTTATACCTTCCTCGACAATTAGACCTAATCCACCAGGAAGAATTTGTTCTGGCGGTAGTTCCCCCAGCTCCTTGATGCGGTTAATAACGCCATTCTCTTCCTCTCGCTCTGCTTGCCGTAGCTCTGCCCCTGGTAAATCGGGGTTAAAATCATCAGCCGTAAGCCCTGTGATTGTGTCCACTCCATCCACGAATCGGTTAGGATGATCGGGATCCTTGAAAGCTGATGCCCAATGTCCTGTTTCATCAGGTTCCACGCCATTGAGATACGCTCCCCGATAATCGTACTTATGCTCAAAAGCATCGGGATCTGGATCGAGCCCCCATTTTTTCGCATGTTTCTTGTACCATTCCTGGAAACGAATCTCGTCCTCTGGTTCGAGCTGATGCCTTGTTCTGATAGGACCTTGCCCTGGGTCGGCTTCTGTAATGGCATCTGGACGTATTATGCTGTATGGTTCTATGGGTTCTGGCGGTGGTTGTTCTGCTCCGCTAATGGCATCCGCACCTGATAAATCAGCTTCGGATAGTGGTTGGAAACCTTGTGGGGACCCCATGAAGTCATAGATTTCCTGTTCATCATAACCTTCATCTAGGGCTTCTTTTACTCTGTCCTGGATCCAATTAAATACTTCATCTTCTGAAAATCCTTCTTCCCTGGCATTTGCTATCCTATCGGCATAATAAGGATATTGCTCTTCTAACCGTAGGGGCATCTTTAAACCCTCCTACTGTGCGTTCATAATTTGATTCAGCCTATCAGCCCTGCTCCTGGATGTACCACCTTTCCCTCTCCTAGACCCTTTACCGCCCATTTTGCCGATAAGATCATTTTGTTTCTGAACGTACTGCTCTGCCATCCTATCAACCATCTGGTTTATCTCTTCCTCTGTCGGTTTTGGAATTTTACCTTTTGTGTAGGAAGATACAAGATTTTCAGCATAACTCAAAGCATCTTCGGCTCGTGCTTCTGGTGTCATAGAGGACCAGAATTTATCCAGGATTAGGAAATCGGCATCATCTAAATCCTCTAAGGTTTTCCTACCTGTATAGAGATCGTCTTTTAATTTCTCTTTGGCGGTCTGTTTCCTACCACCTACGGTCCCAGCTTTTTTCTTTGCCCTCTCTTTTTCGTGAATAAGCTCAATTCTTTGGGCATAACTCAAAGAAGGGTTCCATAATCCTTGATTGAACAATTCCTTTTTTTCCTGGACGTTGAGATCCGATTGGTATTTTTTCCCGATAAGCCCCCGAAGAAAACGCATTTCTTCTTTACTGGCGGCTGTTGCGGCTTCTCGTTGGGATTTTTCTACATCACGCTCGTATTGAGTGGATAACTTGCCGCCTTCTGGTATCTCAAACTGTTCGGGCTGTAATCCCATTTCAGTATCAATCCCAACCAATCGCCCTAAACCGCCCAGGGCTCTTTCGCCTAAAGTGGGATCATCTGGCTGTATTGGTCCAAGGATCTCATCTTCCAGCTCTGGCGGTACAGATCCAAGCATTTCAGAGATCTTCATAGCCTGTTCCTGGGCTTGGAGCCTTTCCGCTTTTCTGCGTTCCTTGCCAGATCGGTAAGCATCCATAAACTCCCCGAAGTAATCTCGGTCCATATCGGTGTACTGCGATCCCACCTCATTAACGCCCCCTGGCGGTCTGATAATGTTGTACTGATAGGGGGATGATCCTCTACCGCCCCCTAATCCACCATATTGAGTTGGCATAATTAACCTCCTGTAGCTCCACCGCCGAACATACCAATTAGCCCCTGTAATCCCTGGGCTCCCCCTGTTTGTTTTTTCTTAGTTACAAGCTGTGAATCTGTCTGTGTTGAAGCCGTAGGGGGACCGCCGCTTGTTGCTGGAGCCTGATCTCCCCCTGTTCCTCCACCAGTACCCCCGAATGAAGTGGAAGCACCAGCCGCACCAGCATCAGCTTCACCCATAGCTTCCCCAGGTTTGCCGCCCATTTCCGCACCCATCTTTGCACCAGCCGCACCGCCGTAGATACCACCTACGATACCACCAGCGATCTTTCCCCCCATTTTCACATAGGGAGCCGCTTTGCCCATGAAACCCTTTTTTGTTCTCGTTTGAGTGTAAGGCTGGTTTTCCCTAAGTAACGTGCCAAGTAACGGTGTAGCTCCCGATCTTCGGTTTATCTCGGCTTCTGTGTTAGATTTTATTAGTGATCCTAACGCCCCTTCTCCCTGTCGGACAGCTCTTTCATATACTCCTGGAGCTTCTACCCCAGCTTCGCCAAGAGCTCTCCGATCAATAGCTCTCTCGATGTCAACATCTTGAAGAGCCGATTGCCTTCTTCTCTGTGCCTGTAATTTCTCGGCATCAGATTCCTTTCCAGTTAATCGTCTAATAGATTCTTTGATTAGCTGGGCATTGGCGAACTTCCTCTCTTCGGGGATAACCCTTTTTGTCCTGGTCTTAGAGAACATGCCCATATTCTATTTCCCCCCTGCTGGCATAGACATACCGCCGCCTTTTCCACCACCGAACATTGAAGAGAACATACCCATCAGATTACTTAACCCACCACCGTTTTTCTTCTTCTTCAAAAGGGAAGAGTCGGTATTGACAGAGGACATAGGGGGACCGCCGCTTGTGCCAGTAGGAGCCTTATCAGGGTTGACAGAGGACATGGGGGGACCGCCACTTGTACCGCCGCCGCTAGGAACTGCACCGCCTGTACCGCCGAATTGACCGCTTTTGGTCTGGAAGTCCTTCTCCGCATCTTCGCCAGCTTGTTTAGACATATCGCCATAAGAGCCGCCCACACTCCCTGCTAATTTTAAATAAGGAGCCGCTTTCTCCATGAATCCAGTTTTCTTCCTGGTTTTGGTGTATGGCTGGTTTTCTGCCAGGAGAGTATTATAGATAGGAATTGCACCCTGCCTTTTCTGAATATCAAAGGCGGTTTGAGCCCCGATCAGAGAAGCCAATCCACCAGCCCCAGCCCTGGATGCCCTGGAATAAGCCCCAGGTCCTTCAATCCCTCTCTCTCCCAGGGTTCTAAAAAGCCCACTTCTCTGGTTCGCAAAATCACCTAATGCCTGGGATCTCCTTAATTGTCTTTGAAGCTGATCTCCCCTGGATTCAATGCCAGAAGATCTATTAATAGCTTCCCTCATCAACATGGCATTTGCGAATTTCCTTTCAGGGGGGACAATCCGCTTAGTTCTGGTTTTGCTGAATAAGCCCATTAGTTTCTCCTATGCAGTAAAGTGATCCGATTCTATATTGTAGAACACTTTCATTTCTGCAATCTTATCCTTTATCTGCTGTCCAAGGCTCTGGATCCTGGTTGCGTGAGCTGGTTCCTTATCGAGCCAATCATAGAGCTGGAGCAACAAAGCCATATCTGCGATCACTTGCCGATCCCAGGAAGGAACTGCTGGGGTATCTCCTGGATCAACCCCTGTAAAGTCAAGAGGATCTTTCTCTTCCGCATAGATATACTCAATGGTAACTGACTCTTTTAGCCAGGGTTTAAACCTGACCTTCTTATGCTGAATGAGCGATACATCAATAATCATCTGACCGTAGCTTTCTGGATCTGTCTGCTGGTGCATGGCAATAGCCCCTTTAAACTCTATCGGGAGCTGGCTATTCCTACTTTTCATGGACCAGGGACGTAGGCAATCCGAAGCCAGATCGTACTCATCCTGGAAGATAGTACAATCTCCAGCCGACACACTATCCTCTTTCCAGGTGGCATCAAGGGTAAGGGTAGTGCCAGAATGGGTGATTATACGGTAGGGGATCTGATTGGCATCTAACCATATCTTTCTCCCCGAAAAATCAGTTGCCGCCGAATCGGTTGTGATCGTGGCTGTTGCGGATCCTTCCGTTGCAGTAAGCGAGTCCGATTCATCAGCCAGGGTATTAATAATTCCTGGGGGATGCTTCAAAGCGAAGGTCCAGGGAGCTTGCTGTAGCAGATCGAAATAAGCTCGATTGACAAAACGCTTCATCTTATCAGTTACTACAGATTCGTGGATCCCAGCTCGTTGAAAAGCATCCTCGGCAATATCTTTCCCAAACGTATAATTTTCAGCCATTAGTTTAGATTCCTTGCTTCTCGTTCACTCATAGTTCCATCTTTCACCAGTTGATCCTTCGTTGCCTGTGTTCCTTCTTTTCTGAATCTTTCGTAATCTTCCTTTGTTGCTTCCCCCAGCCGTTCATAGGGAAAGGTAGTTACGACACTCACCACTTTCCTTGTTTCCCCTGGTTCCTGGGAGTATTCTTCATGCGTAGTGTGATCCGCACACTCCAGGAATCGGTTAGGAAGCGGTACTTTCGCCCCTCGCTCGATCAATAAACAATCACCGTTTACTGTGAGCTTCACCCTCAATTCGTCTATCGGATTGCTTCTCTGGTGAAATTTCACCCACCAGTAAGTTTCCACATAGGCGTTCTCATCCTCTTTAACCCCACCACCATCTTCAAGGATCCTCTTAACGTGGGGGGAATCGGGGTTACTCGGAATGATGTTTGTATCTTTCATTTCCTGTAAAATTGCCTGTTTTGCCCTTTCTTTCTCTTCGGTTGAAAGGTCCTCAAACTTTACTACCTTTTCCTCTGGCGGTTTCTTTTCTTGCTCTTGGGATTTCTTTTTCTCTGCCATAATATCCTCCAAAAATAAGAGGATCCCCCTGGTGAAAATTCACCCGAAGGATCCTCTTGGGAATTTTGTGGTTAGTGGGTTAGTCCATTACAGCTTCAAATGCCACAATCTCACTATCAACATTGATAGCGGCGGTTTCCTGGATGTAAACCCCCTTGGGTGCTACCAATCCAGAAGTCATCTGAACAAAAGTGAAAATACCACCCAGGTAGGTGATCTTTCCAGAAGGCTGTGCGTAGTCGAGTGTTACCTCATTTGCCGCTTCACCGTTACTGGTAAAAGCTGTGATAACTCTCGTCTGGACCCCAGCTCCGCTATCAATCTTGATAAGGGAGCCAATACCTACCTTGTGAGGATAGGTGATATTCGCTACAGCGTTAAGGTTTCCAGTTTTGTTCGTTACATTCCCCAGGGTCCAGGTGTCAATCGGATCCCCAGCCCCTTTGTCAAACTTATTGGGCTCCCGATCAAGCCCCAGGTACGTTTCAGTACCATCGGTGGTATCCCCACCTTCGTAAGCGGAAATACCAGCCCCAGCCGCAAGATCGGATCCAGCTATGGCGGCGGCTTGGAAAGTAAGCAGATTACCATCAAATGACTTGGCAACCGTCCTCATTTCCTTGGTCCAATCCAAGATCTGTATGATCTCGGTTGTGTCTGAAAGGTTCCACAAAGTTAGCTTTGATGGGACTCCCCCCAGGCAAAGGTAACATGCGGCTCCTACTCCTTGAAAAGTTCCTCTGATTATCTGCATGGTTTGTTCCTCCAAAAGAAAAGGTTAAGGGTTAATATAAAGCTCACCCCATTTAACGGTTAGAGTTACGGTTTTGCGGTTGCCGCTACTTCATATCGGGCAAGCCAGCTCTGATTCAGAATGGCTACCGTCTGCCACGTTTTCCAGCCAATAGATCCACGCTGACCTAACGGATCCGACTTGGTAGGAGTGGGGTTAATGACCGTAGGGGTAACAGCTCCTTCTCCTTGAAGGGGAACGATCCCATAGGCGTTTTGTGCCACCACGATTACAGGGTAAACATCACAAGCGGCGGCGGCACTTGGGATGGATCCATTAGAGAGATAGGTTGTTCCAGAAGCACCAGCCGCCATCCAGGGCTCGAAAAGGGCGGTAGCGATAAAGCGAATCTCTTCCACTTTACCGACTTCCCCAGGAAGTCCCTTATCGCTGTTGGAATACTGCTCCACAGGAACAAAGCCAGCCGTATCTCTAATATCAGAGATCAGATCGGTATGGCACATAGCGAAGAAAGCGGCGGCTACTGGTTCGGTGGATACCTCTGCCGATGCTTTCACGATCTGGCTGATCTTTCTCGCTTTCATCTTGTTAAAGAATCTAACAATCTGGCGAAGATCCCCAGCCTTGATAGTGCCGTTTACTACAGATCGGGATGCCACGCTATCAGCATAGAATACGGTACTTCCAGCTTTCAGCTTGGAAATCCTGATAACCTCAACGGTTTCCTGGATCTGCTCTCCAGCTACATCAACGCCTTCCCGAAGAACAGGATCTTCGTGAGTGTCCCGAACAACATCGGTAATCGTAACCAGATCACCATACTGTTGGAGAACGGCGGTAATGTCCGTTTTGGTTAATTTTTGCCCAGGGGGGGTTACACCCTCTGCCAAGGGGGAAGTAGCCCTCGCAAGGCTCTCATACCTTCTAAACTTAACGGTTTGAGTGTGCTTCTTTGGTAGGGGTTTTGCCTGACCGAATCTTTCAGTTACCATCAAATGTTGCCCTCTTTCAAGTAACTGTGCGGCGGCGTGTGCGGCGGTTCTTGGTGATATATCTCCGTAGGTTGTGATTTCAGGCATGTTCGTTACCTCCAAATAATAGGTTTGAGTGCTCGAAGGCTCTTCTAGGTTCTTTTTCTCGTAACACTCCTACCCAATGGTAGGCAACGGTATTACTTTCTTACTTTAGCTCTTTTTGGATACGTCCAAAAATACGGTTGGGGTTTTGTTTTGTCGGTATCAACGTGGATCATATTCCTTTTCATGTCCTTGATGCCAACCCTGTCAAATATAATCATAGCCCCCTGTAAGAGCTTAAACATATTGCGGCTTGTAATGTCTGCTCCCTCGCACTCCTGATCCTCATCGGTAACATGAGCACTATCAACAACTCCACCTTCGTTCTTATTGTGAGTAGGGCATCTACAGCCGCTAATTACATGAATGGGATCGTTGTCAACATACTTTCTTAGGCTTTCGAGCCGATTTAAAAGAGATTCGCTTACGTTACAAATGCCACAGCCGCATTTGCAACGGAACTCTTTTATTGTGAAGTTGTCTGACACTTTCCCTGGTTTCATGGCTTTTCATCCGTTATGATTATGTGCATCTTCCTCCCACCCCATAAAGGAAGGATTATGGGCTTGGAGTCGGAATTACCGATAATGAAGAGGGTTTTGCTGGGGCGGTTCCGTCTAAAGGGACAGGATCGGCAAACTCGCTTTCGTTCATGCTTGTGTCATAAGCTGTAAGCGTTATCTGCGGTCCTGGTATCCCTTCCAAGTCATAGCTTGTTACATTTCCGACATCCACTTTATCGGTATTATTGAAGGACCCTGGAGTACCCCAATAGACAAAATACCCAGCGAGATCCGTTTCGGTGTTTTCATTCCATACTGCTGTCTTTGGTTTTACCCCTGGCAAAGCAAATACCAGGACAGGAACGATTAACAACATACATATAGCTATTAACTTTTTCATTGTTTTCTCTCCTACTTAGGTTTAGGAACTGGAGTATAAAGTGCCGCTTCTATCGCCTTCTTCGAGTTTTTATCGGCTAACCATCTGAAAAGAATGGTCCCAGCCCCAAGCAAAAGGTCAATTAAGACCGACACTTGTTCCCCTGTAATTTCCTTTAGTCCGAACTCATTCAGCATTTGATGAACAATAATAGAGAGCCCCATGACGTAGGTTCTATTTTTGTTCAGTTTCACATTGTTAGGCATTTTAATCACCCCCATCGTCATTAGGATTATCGGGTAAGATAGAGGGGTCCTTTGCCTTGAATTTTGCCCTGACTTTCGCTAGTTCAGCGTCTACCTCTTCATCTTTTATCTTTTTGGCATCCCCATGTTTTTCGATCAAACCTAGTAAGGCTATGATCGCCTGGACCACATAAATAGCTTCTGCTCCCATAGCTCTAACCTCCCACAAGTCGGTTAATTAAATAGATAAGATCGTCCTGGGTTTCTTCTGGCGGCATACCGCCAGCCATAAGAGCTTCATCGGTTATCTGAATTAGAGGGAACGCATCTTCCAGGATGTTCTTCTTCACTTTCAATACTTCCCACTCTTC